CCTCACTCTTAGGAGCGGAGGATTCAGCGGGGGCTACGGACCAACTTTTCTCCCACGGTTTCCCGGTCATTGGACAACTTTCCAACTCTTAGGATTGTTCGGATCGCCACCCAAAAATTGATGCCCACCATCAACATCTCCAGCTTTTAAGGCTGAGCCGCCGACCGATTCAGAGGCTCTTTTTGCACCGCCTACGATATCTTCAATCTTCATGGTGTCCAGCGGATGACCATCAAACGCTCTCGTATCGTAGCGAGACTTGTCCAAGTTTTGTCGGAGTTGAACGAACCTTTTCTTTAGCTTCTCGAAAACAATCGCCGACTTGCCCTTAGCGGTTTCAGGCGTGTCTCCAATTTGAGGAAGCATTTTTTCATATTTAATTTCATCTTCTTTACGAAGAACCCCGTCCTCTAAAAACTTACCCACTTGTTGCGCAGTTGTTTTAAGTCTCGACTGAAGAAGCTGCGCGTCTGAGTCGTATGCATTCAAGGCTCTCGCACGACCCACAATCGGATCGAAAAAGTCCGGACTTCCGTCGACCATCTTAGAAATTGCTTTTAACTCCTCGGGAAGAATAGATGCCTCTGAAAGCTTGTTGACATACGTCTCAGAGAGCTGCCTACCGTGCTTGATTTCATCTTCTGCTTTTACGATGTCCATCTTCGCTTTTGTCTGGCTGAGAGCCCCAGATGTAAGCTGATTTTGTTGAAGCTGCATCTTCAGGGCGTCTAGGTATGGATCCCCAGGTTTCTCTCGACGAACATATTGACCGCTTCGGCCCTTAACAGTTTCTGCCAATCCTTTTTGAGCTTCCTCTGGAGAGGCTGTTTTGAAATCGGAAGCGAATCTATCCTCCGCCGCTTGAGTTGCGTTATTCGCGTCCTTAATAACGCCGTAACCCTTCACTCCGGTTCCTAAAATCTCAGTCGCAATCCCAACTCCCTGAGCAATCTTATCGAGAGTCGACGGCTTCCTCGCATTGGCCGAGGGCATGTTAATACCTATAAGCGCCATTTATTCCCCCTTCTGAAATGAAAATTTTCCAGCCTTCAATAAATCGTCACCGAGTGCGGCACTCTTCCCAGACCGAGAACTAGGTGCCGCTCCCTTTGGATAAAGACTGGGTTTCCCCATGGGATTTCCAAAATCAAACCCCTTGGTTTCTTTCGCTCCCGGCAAAGCAGGAGAAATCACCGAAGCCACACTATTGGCAATGCCCAAGATCTTCGCAAAGTTCTCTAGGCCGCTCGGTTTCTTTTCTCTCTCAGTGCCTGGGTTTATTGGGGTTGTGGACATGCCTCATACCTCTTCAAAAGTTTATTCGTTCGTAAAAATAATGGAATCGATGCCAAGAACCAAAAAGAAGTAAGACACTTCAAAGTTCCCAACCAATTCGGCGATGTTAAATAAGGAGAAGGAATCGATTCCCTTCCAAACGCCCACCACAAATCAATGATGCAAGAGCGATAGTTCGAATGCGCCATGTCGAATCTACCCAGCTTTAAAAACTCATGACTCTTGTCAATCAGGTGGGGTCGTAAATCTTCCCAGCGATAATCATGCATATCAGCGAGAGCTACGAGCTCTTCCCCGTTTTCCAAATACCAAGAGGAAAAGCCCCCGTATTGAAACACGGATCGGAAGTGTCCCTTAACCAAGAGTAAGAACTCCTTAGGAGAACAAAGCCCCAAGGATCTCATCTTTCCGCAAACCCACTTACCGCCACCACCGCCATCGGTTGCTTGAACGATCTTTTTCTGACCGCTATTCAGGAACCAATTCGCAGGTCTTGACAGAGGGTTTCCTGATTTCTGCAACATCTTGGAAGCCGAATCTAAATTCCCCGTTCCCAGGTTATTGGCAAAAGTCTGAAGCTTATTTGTTGAGCTTGTCTCCATATCAACCCACTCCCATATTCATTTTATCTCGTAACTTTTTAGAAGCCTCATCCAGCATTGCATACGCGTTCTTCGCTTGGTCCGGCCCTAGGTCCGACTGTGGAATCGCTTTCTTCGAAGAATCCATGACCGCCAATTGAACGTCGGGCTGTTTCATCATTACCGAAAGAGCGGATTTTTTTCCCTCTGACTGAGCGATAGGAGAGCTTGCGGATCCTGGAGTACCAGGAGAAATCGCATTGGCAAGAAGTGGAGCTCCTGCAGCGGTGGCTCCTAATACGACTGGAAGGGCGGCTAGAGAAGTTCCTGCGGTGAAGGGTGCCGCTGCTACAGCGCCAAGACCTGCAAGCCCTCCAATAATGGAGCCCCACATGCCCCCACCTTTTTTCCCGCCCTTAATGACTGGTGCTACATCTGCTAGTCCCACTCAATACCCCCTTAAATTCTTCCACGTATTCTGTTTACGCTATTCAATATCTGATTAAATCGCTCAGGATTTCCAAGACCACTCTTTTCAAAGGCAGTCATCGCGTTAATGAGATTTGTTCTTTTATTCTCACTAAACTCACTCATCTGAAAATCCATCTGCTTCTTGAACTGATCCTTGGACTCGTTAAACTGCTTCATTTGCAGTCCATACGTTTGTCCGAACTGAGACTTTTGAATTTGTTCTTGTCTTTGAGATTCAGAACTTGCGAATTGCTGAGAAGCTTGTCGCTCTCCGCTGGCAAAACCTTGAGCGCTTTGTCTTTCAGAACTACCAAAGGCCTGAGAAGCTTCTCGCTCCGAACTTCCAAAAGCCTGTGAGGCTTGTCTTTCAGCGGTTGCATACGCTTGCGCATCTTTTTGCGCCTGATTCTCTCGCATTTGACCGGCCTCTTGTGAGGAAAGCTCAGCCTCCGCTGTTCCAAAGGCCTGCTCTAAACCCTTAGAGGCTTTACCGGCCGCCTTAATCGTTCTACCGCCTGACGCTCCTGTCACTGCGTTTTGGCGATTTAAATCCATCTTCAATTGGTCTTGAGCTTGAACTTTTTGTTGTCCGAGATTCTTTCTCGCACCCGCAAACTGCTTTAATATGAGGTCCTCTTGAGTTGTCAATTTCTCTCCTTATCGTCGTCGTCTTAAATTCATTCCAAGCTCTAAGCGAAAAATCTTAAAGCCCTGATTCACGGTGTTCTGGTTATCGAATCGAATTTGGAATCTCTTTCCACTCGTACGACCAACCACTATTCGCGCCTCGGAGTCAGTTAAGTTTCCGTCCCACTCACCAACGTCCCAAACCATATCGTCCCACGTCGAACCTTCGTTATTTAAATTGATATTGTACGAAGTCCCTGACCCAGAATCCCCATCCACTCGATAGCGAACGGACATATTGTAATTCCCTAATTTCTCATGCCATACGTAAAGTTCCCGAAGATCTTTCACATAAGAATCAAGTTCACCCTCTTCTTGACCGCCGATGGCCTTGGTCCAAAAGTAAGAGTTAATCGCGGTTCCTGAATCGGAATAAACACCAGAATTAAACTGCCTCACAAACCCAGTCGATGTTGAGTCCCCAGCATACAAAGCGCCATTATGCTCAAAGATACACTTGGCATTAATTCCATCCCAAGGAGCCCAACTTCCAACCTGGCCTTTCGTGCCAATTCGGTTCAAGTCCAACCAAAATAAATGAGTGTTTCTAGTGCCGCTCTCTCGGGCGTGCGCCATGAAAAGGCGGTTCTCAAATACGGATAGATAAACATCGTCCCACGTATTCATGGAGAGAAGGTTCAATAAATCATATTCAATCTTCTCAGAGATCGAGAGAGACCTGAGCTGCCCATCGGTCGTGGATTGAACATCAATGCCGGACAAGAAATGAAACCCAGTAAGGCGATTGTGTTGCCGCCCCACAAAGATAATCCCACCCTGTACTTTCGTAAGCGCCTTAGGCCCCACGATTCCAAGGTTTGCCGAGATATCTCTTCTGACCCACGTTAAATCATCCGCAGGATCGACAATCTGTAGAGAAAAGGACCGATTGTCTTTGAAGAACGTCACAAAGTCTTCTTGAGCGCCGATGGCGATTACGTCTTCTCCGTCTCCACGGCTGAAGGCCTCAAAATTTTCCACAGCCGAAACATACGGATTTTGATAATCCGTCCAACGCCCAAACGATCGAGAAGCTCCGCCATCTTCCGTAGAATCCATAAAAAGCCGCTCTTTCGCGAGCTCAATCGTCTTAAACGGTTCTGGAGAAGTTGCGTCCTCGATGGGGAGCTTTCCTTCCGCCCCCGGTGCGATGTTGTCCGCAAACGTCGTGGTCGTGTTGTTGGCAATTTCCCCAACCTTTCTAAACGGCCCTGCCGAAGAATCCGACCTATAAACAAATCTTGTGTTAACCCCTGCGAGTCCAGACCCAACGGGAATACTCGTCAGGCCCACTACTGCGGACGCTGCCACGATCACACCAACAGAGGCCGATCCAATCTCTCCCTCAACCACTTGTGAGTTTATAAAAGAAACTGCGTAGTAATACGTCGACGGAGAAACTAATCCCGCGGAAGTTCCCGAACCCGTGACAGAAGATGGGATATCAATCCCCATATTGTAGAAGCTCTCGCCTCCCGTGTACTTCCACGGTCCAAGCGATCCGTCGGAACAAAATAAAACATTCTGATAAACCTGAGCCGCCACATGAGAACCCGAGCCGAATCGACCCGAACTTGTAGTGACCGGTAAAAACGTAGTCCCAGATACAGACCCGGATGTCGTATACATCGTGCCATTAGACCAGGCGATCATGTTGCCGTTATAAGAAAGGCCGTGATCGACCGTAAAAGAACCGACCGCAGTCGTATTAAATTTCACCGATCCGTCCCTGGTTCCAACGGCTCCCTGATCGTCAAAGACCACATTTAAACAGTCTGGACTTTCATACGCTGAAATCTTCGATGGAGATTCTTTGGTGTTATATCCCCCATCAAATCTCTCAATCGAATAGCGAACCTTACCGCCAATGTTACGGACTGAAGGCATTAAACTAGACCCCACTCCGTTTCAATCATCGAATCCGAATCAATGACTGTAGTTGGCATTCCTCGTCTCTTCTTTCGGCGGGCATATTGCTGCATCTTCGGCGTATGAATCGTCGTCCACTTGTTTAAATAGCGGTCCATGAGTCCGGTATTTAAATCCTTGGCCCACATATCCGACAAAACCACATCCGCAATCGCATGATGAAAAATAGAAGGCATATTCCAGGTCGATGCCACGCTCGTCAAAGTGTCTTGGTGCTTCTCTACCCAAAGCTTAATCACATCCGAAGAAGTCGATGGAGCTGGAGTTAAAATGATGCTTCCAGCAAACTGAGTAAACTCTCTCGGTGTGCCAGTGGGCGCAATTCCTCCTGAGTTACGAGCTTCTAATTGTCTCGAATTAATATATTTAAGGGGCTGATTGTCGTAATACACGCGACGAAGATACGTCACGCCCGTGGGAATCGTGTATGAGTCCTGACTCGCTACCGAGACAAGCGAAGTGTCAATGGCCTCCACAAGCCCGATGACAGAAATCGCTTCATTCGTTCTAGCCTCAATGAGACCAAGAAGCTCGGCATCGGACCAGTTCGGTGTCGTTGCATTTTCTTCGTTGTGCATCCTTCGAAGAAAATCCAACATTTGCGTAAGCGTCATTCATCCTCGCTGACCACCACTTTGTTAGGATTCTTATCCAGCTCTTTGGTTAAAGTCTTACGTGCTTTTTTCTCTTCTTGAACCACGTCTCGTTTAACTTCGGCCGCCGTCTTTTTCACGTATATCGCGAACTCTTCGGCGTTGAGCTCTATTTCACAAAGGGCTTTATTTCCAAAGGTAGGACTGGGCTTACCCATTGAATCCATCGTGTAACCTTGGGCCTGCTTCAAATCCCGAACGAAACGACATGCTGCCATGTATTCCATGAGATTTCCGCCGGATCGAACATGCTTACCGATCTTCTCCATATTCGCTGGAATGGTGATTTTAATCCCTTGAAACGTAGCCGCATAAGGAGCTGCGTCCCGATTCAAAACCCAGACTAGCCGAGAAGATGCTGTATTTAGTTCGCCAATGCTTGTTGATGGTTGTGGTGTTGCCATGTTTCACCCCGTCCTTTCTTTCTTGTTAGTTCGTTTCATAAACAATAACGTCAATCGTATTCGATGCCGTTCCCGTAACCGCTGTTCCAAATCCAATGCTCATATAATCGAGTCCTGGATAAGGAAGAGGATAAACCCCCTTGATGGTCATGGTCGCTACAACACACGATGTAATCGTTGCGTGAGTATCCGTGGCAGATAATCCGCCCCGAACATCAATAGTTGTGTTTCCAGCCCCGGCATTAAAGCCAGTCAACCCAGAGACAACCAAAAACGCTCGATCATGAGGACCGACGTATTGTTTATTTGTCCCAGTAGCCGCGGAATTAAGCGTAAAAGTATACCGTCGTTCTTGCACAGAACCCCCTCGCTTACGACCCGCTTAAAATATCTAAAAAGTAAATTCCACCAGACACACAGTTAGTCAAAGAAACGGATCCCACGACCGCTGTTCCTGTTACCCCTGCATTTTGTACAATCACAGGTAAGTTCATGGTCGGTGCTGAGTTCATGTTCACGACGGTGTATTGAGCGACTTGAATCACCCCAAGACCCAATGCTAATTCTCCAGTAGCCGCATCTGCGGTTACTCTTAGAATCGTATTGCGGAACTTGCCCGTTACGTTTTGTGTAATATTGGACACTGTAAATGCCATTTGTTATCCCCTCTCAAAAAAACACTAAGTCATATTCAAACTTTGAGTTCGAATAGAAATCTTTTAATTCTAGCGGCACTTTTTCAATTACCTTGCCGCTGGTTGCGTCCACTCGCTCTCGAAAAACTTTATCCATCATCCTATATGGAAGAAGGGCGTCTTTCAAAGACATGTACTGAAACTGTTTAATATTCCCCTCAGGATACGCTCCCAAGAGTCCTCCAGAACAATTCACGTATCTTCCAGGCACGTTGCAAGCCACCCAGTCGAACCAAAACTTGAACCCCATATAAGAAGCCCAGCTCTTTCGACGAATCCCATAAACATCGGGCCAGCTCACGTATTGGCCAACCTTGTCGTAGTGGGTTGAGTAAGAGTGAAACGTGTCGTTGTAGTCGAAGCAGAAATCCGCACCAACAAAGTGAATCGTATCGGAACAGAAGATAGACTTCGTCACATAGAAAACACCGCCAAGCGCGTTGCCACCACATGATACATAGTGCGTGAAGTGCTCAATCGATTTGAGGGCGGTTTGAACTTCTAACTCTGGAATCATCACATTAAAAAGATAGATCTCACCCTGCCAAAGTTCCAAAACTTTGGGGTCTGTCATGACCGTGGCGAGAAGCTTCTTTCCTTTGGTCTTTTCCCAGTAATACTCCGCCTTTTCTTTTCTTCCCTCAGACACGTCTTCGACAACAATCTCTCCGCTATCCAGGGTCAGATAAAAATCAGCGTGAAAGCCCTCATCTTCGAAATAACCAAAATTATGCAGACAGCTCACCGTCATCACTGGAGTCATGCTTTGAGCATTCTCTCTCAGCGCTTCGATTGAATCCTTTAAGCTTGGCCCTGAACCACAAATGATCGCAGGCTTTTGCTTATTAATTCCGTAAAGCTTTCCAATTGAATAGTCCGAGAACTCTTTGAACCTTTCTTTGTTCGCCTTCGTGTGACGAATCCAAATATCTTTCCAAGAGTTAACCGTGACTCCATCGTTCGCCGTGCTCTTAGAATACAGCTGCTGTTGCTGGCCAGGAGGGCCATCAATCGTTGGAGAGTAGGTTAGGTCTATTTCAATCGTTTTTCGCATATGTCTTAGAAACTCTAGAGGAGGGCCGAAGCCCCCCTCCATAAGTTTTTTTAATTAAGCAAAGTTAATGAAACAAGTCCCGCTTCGAGCCCCGCCATTACTCACGGTGGTAATAACCAAACCGCAAGCCACTTTTCCAGTCACTACGGACTGGGGCATAAGCTGAATCGAACCGTTATCACCGATTGCCATCGCATTGCCGGTAGGAATAGAGACAGTGTCTCCCACCATTCCAGCGATCAAACCGCGCTTCGCCCCCCAGAAATAATTCGCAGTGGGAACCGTTGTGTTTTGAACAACAACGCCACCAATGTGATTATTTCCCTGAGAAGCTGTAGAAACGGTCATACTGTATGGACCAGCTCCAGCCAAAATGGGAGTCGCTACACGTCCGGCACCGATTTCGCTGTTTCCAGCGTTATGACATAAAACATATTCCACTCGGTTATATTCCCGAGCTTCACCAAGGTTAAAAGCCGCAGGAAGTGTTCCCACTACTGCAGAAATTGAACCCATGCCTTCGTCGGCAATTACTCTATATTTTCCTTCAGACATTTTAGCCTCCTTAAGCCGTCAACACAGTCATTGCCGATTGCAAACGAGGAGAAGAGCAAGCCATTACTCCAGCCCATTGCAAGGTAGCAATTTCAGCGTCTTGATCGAAGAATTTGCGGAAATCGATATATTCACCAGGGAACTTACGATCCTTATGAGAATACAAACGAATGTACTTCGTGTTGTGGAAAATCATGTGCGAAGAAGGACAGTAACTGTCTTCCATCACTACAGACCCGTTGAACAACAAGTTCTTAAATCCAGCAGACGCCGATTCGCTATCTGCAAATCGTTGTTGGGGCTGAAGTAAAGACCAGTAGCTGTTGAAAATGGTTTCAGTAGTAGTAATAAGGTCGGGTCTTTCGGGAGGAATAGACGCAACTTCATATCGCTCTTGCATTTTAGCCAAGCTCAAAGTGGTGGTTGTAGAATCGATGTTCGATTGCAACCAAGATTCACCTGATTGAGCAATCCCACCGTAAGTAGCAGTTGTAGACAAGTATCCACGAACTCCAACGATCGATTTAGGATCGGTGCTACCGTTTGAGTACATGCCCGTTCCAAATGAATCTTTAAGATCGTCTTCGGCCGCTTCTACTTCTGATTTCACATGGTCGATAACTCGGTTTTCGCCCATGTTCTTAAGCTTATCGAGACCGCTAATGGTGATATTGACGTAGTATTGCTTCCAGTCAAATACCAGGGCGGTTTTCTTCTCGTTATAGGCTGTGTTTTGTGATTCTGATCCGGCATACCATCCCCGGCTATTGAAACGTGCGTAACGAACGGGAACTCGTAAGTCCTGTCCGCCGTCAATGTTTTCCAATCCCTTGTTCTTTTGCAAGTACATCAAGAGAACGTTAGAAACCATTACGTTATCAACTAGCTTGGGAATAAATGCCTGCTTGGTAATCGCGTTTATGGCGCTTACAGAAACTGTCATTTTAACTCCTAATTATGTCCCAGAGGCAAAAGCACCCTGCTTCGCCATCTCCGCTATTTCGCTATAGGACATATTTTTTATATTTTGTTGCGACGCACCCTGCCCTTGACCGCTAAACGGTGTAGCACTGCGTTTGACCACGCCATTTTTGTTGTCCTGCTTAACAGCCCCCATTGCTTCCTTACGTGCACGGCCCATGTACGTGTCGGCAATTTGCTGTTTCAAAAACATCATCGCGGCGGGTGTGAATTCGGTGTAATTATTTTCGAGACCGTACTGAACAATCTTAGCCCATAAGGCGATGCCGTCCGGATCTCTCTCTTCCATGTTTATTTCTGGAAACTCTTTTGAAAACGATTCAATCTCTACCTTCACGGCCGAGACATCTTGAGCTTCTTGCTGTTTCTGCTCATACGTTTGATATTTGCTAGCGACTCCTGAGAGATCGCCAATCTGCTTTTCTAACTGCGCTATCTTCTCTACCAAGGGCTGAGCGTTAAACGCTGACTGCGACTCGGTTTGCGCTTCACCAGGACTCCCAATCTTCGATTCAAGAAGGTGTTGGTTACGATTCTCGAACATCTTGTAAAGCGTCGACCAATCATCTGGGTTCTGCTCGCTCCACTCTTGAATCTGTCCGTATTTATCGTGAAAGCCCTTGTACTTATCGAAGTCTTTATAGCCCTCAAGCTTCTTCGTAAGCTCCATGTGCTTTGGTTGCACGTGAAGAAACTGACGATACCCGTTCATCATCGTTGAATACGGAACCTTATTAACGGCTCCGTTATGATTCACTGGAAACTCTGTCGTGACAGGATATTTATTCCCGTTGATCTCAAACATTTCGACCTGAGCTTGTTGAGCTGCGGATGCAGTTTGTGGCTCGGTCGATTCTGTGGCTGGAGCGGGCGCTCCTCCTGTTTCAGCATCGATTCCCGCTTTCGCGAGATATTCTTGGTCGTTCATGTTCTCTTTTCCCCTTAAGCCGGAACGGCTTTCATGTTTTTACCTGTGGGCATGTCGGCTTGCATCGCACCCTTTGCTCCAGCACTCATCGAGTCTTGTGAACTAGGACCTGCGGCTTGTCCGCCACCCATGATCTTTAAAAAATCTTGATAGCTTGCGATGGAAGTCTCCAAAGCTTGTTGCGCTTCAGGGGCAACGGATCCCGCTCCGATAATCGCCCCACCCAATTGAGTGAGAGCGTCTCCCATTTGAAATAAAGCTTCTGTGGGATCCCCACCCTGTGCGGCCGCGCCTTCTGCAGGTGCTGCTTGTTGCATTTCATCCATAAAACTCTCCTATCGATATTGTTTTAAAATTTGATCAAGAGCCGAGCGCTTTCGCTTGATCTCTTCAGGGCCAACAGCCTTGTGAGTGGCGCTACTTACGAAGCCCTCTCCCGCGGCGTTCTTCATGCTGGCTTCTTCGTACATTCCTAAATCGTACATCGTCCTCGGCCTGTTAACGCCTCCAACGGTTTGCACATCTTTTTGAAATTGATTGTAATCCCCCTCGGGAGCCTTACGACTAAGGGCAGATTGCTGTGGACTGTAAGTCGAGTCTTGAAAGACATTTCCATCATCGATCGCTTTGCTGACCGCAGGATCATTCCACTTTATTTGATCGGTTTCTACATCTACGAACTTAAGGGGATTTCTTTCCCCTGATTTTGCTTTAGCCGCCAAACCAAACCCCCCTGATGAAACGATATCGAATCACACCCATTCTCTACCTGTCTTTAAGATTCTTCAACCTCTGCTCCAAAAACCGTGAAGTTTATCGCACTCGCCACAGAAGATGAACAAAGAAGTGAAGACGCGTTGCCTCGCATCACAAGAGACTCGTCCACGAGTGAAATGATCTTCGTCTCGTTCGCTATCAACGAGGAGTCTTTGTAAATAGCAAAGTCATCGCCTGACGCTTGAGCTGCATCATTCAACCACAAACTAAATGTGATGTTAGAGGCCGTCGTATTACAAACCACGATCGTCTTCACGAGGCTGGTCGTAATACTCGTGGGTGGTTGATAAAGAATGGTCGCATTAATCGACTTCGGCCTTCTCTGAGACAGAAGCTTCCTTGTAATCCTAACGGGCATTACTTAGCACCTTGTTGAGCTTGAGCCTCTGCATTTGCTTGGGCTTTCTCAGCCATTCTCTTTAATACCTGCTCATAATTTGGCCAGTCTGTCGCTTTTAAGAGCTCTTGATTGTCGATCGCCCCCGCATTGAAATAAGTAAGAGCAGAGGAAGACTTCTGTGCCTTACCAAATGGGAGAGCAGAACCAGAAACTACGCGAACATCCGGCACACCCTTAACGGGAACTTCCACAGTCGTATTGACCTTCTGTCCATCCCCCAAGGTGCTCTTCTTAATGATCTTAGCGACTCGATAGGTCTTCCCATCTTTCCCTTCGATCGTTGGAATATAAAATTCAATCTCTTCGGGATAACCCTCTTTATTAGTTAATCGAAACACTCGTGGCTGTGTGTAGAACTGCAGCATTCTCATCAAGATCAACTCTCCAACATCCTGCAAAGAATGATCTAAGGTGCGGTTCTTCATGCGAGGCCGTGTCTGAGCGGCCTCCACGTATCCTTCCATCATGAGTGCAGAATTCACATTCGTGGTATCTGCTCCTCTGGCTACATCTTGTAATCCCTGCACATCGTTGAATGCTGATTTACCAGTCGCCAACAAATCAAAGGCACCTGGACTAATCGGGAGCCCTGGCTCTCTTCTCACTTGGTTAATGTCGGTAGCGTGAATCACGGAGCCCGACTCATTAGTGAGCTCATCTTCGTCCACGTTCGAGGAGTCACCCAATACAGTAATGGGGTTACCCATCATCTTGAACTGATCCAGAATCGAGGACCAAATCATGTTGTTAATCTTCTGAGGCCCTTTGGTGTGAGTGACCTCATTTTCCCCTGCGTATTCTCGGGGGTAAGCGTAGTTCACGAACTTCACGATAGGGAATCGGTCATCGTCGTACTCGACCCAATCGCCCTTGATCTCTACTCCGGGCGGACCATCACGTAGGATGACGTTATTAGCCATCTCGATATAGCGGCCCTTCGGATATTTCTTTCTAAGGATGTATTCTTTCTGCGCCTCTCCCGTGGTCGGATCGGCCGCATCCTTTTCTTCGCAGATTTCTTCAAGCGTGTCGTCACGCAGCCAGCATCTCACAAGTACCGTGTGTGGTTCACCCCCGTATACTTCCCCCTGACCCGTAGCAGAACTTGGAAGTCTGGAAACAATCGCAGGATCAAAGCCGGTATAAATCCGCCCCTGAGTCGCTACGGCCTGATCGGGTCTATTTCCAATCCCCGCCACATCCGACTTAATCCTGTCTTTCTTGTCCGGGAATCGAAGCTTCAGCTCCGAGGTAGGAACTGGCTCCGTGTAGAGAAAATGCCTAGCCTTACGACCCTTGTTCACATCCGACGCTCTTGGATCCCAGAAACAATAAAACGGATCGAGCGGCCTAAAGCACACATCTCCCAAACCCTGTTCTAAATCAGGATCCCAAGAAACCTCCGCATGACCGACATGATAAAGCTTACAATCAAAAAGCTCGTCTTGAACGACAGAGGCCCACTTGTACTTATCCCAATTGCGATCATTAATCTGCTTGAGAACATCAATAAAAGCCTCGTCGCCCGTCTCTTCGGTGGAGAATTCAAACTTGGGTCTTGCGTCGGTTTGGATGGCAATCTCAGTCATGATGTTGGCCCAAGTCATGTTTACGACTTCGGAGAATCTCCATCTCGGCCGGTCTTGAGGCCATTGTCGCCCAGATACAACGAACTCGTAGTTGTAATGCCAATCCCCGTCATATCTCTTTCGATGTCTTTTCGATCGAGAGAGAAGCTCGTTAATCTTCTTCGCTAAATCCTGTTCTTCAGCGGGAGCGTCGGAAGGGATCTGAGCTTTTGTGGTGACTTGTTCGTTTTCTGAAATGATGGCCATTTATTTGTACCCTTCGAGCGTGTATTCTTTGCGCTTCTTCTTAATCGATTTTAAGTTGTCGGATCCCACTTCTACAATCTCTTTCCCGGTTTCACCCTTAATACGAGTTAGCTCTTCTTTAATTTGACGCTTGTTGGTGAACTCTTTTCCTAGCCCGTGATTGAAGTGGGATTCAAACCGACAGGTCGATGTGTTTACCCCTGGTGGGGAGACGATGACGTGAATCATGGGTGCCGAACACTCGGGACAAACCTCTGTGTCTGCCAGTTGAGAGATTCGTTTGATAACTTCGTGAAGAGATTCACACGTTGGGCATTCGTATTCGTAAGTAGGCATTAGGACGCATCCCATGATTTAGAGGTTCGTGATCGTTTTAGTGGAGACCAGTGATCTCGGTGAGGAAGGCTTCTGCTGAGGGTGTGTCCTCGCTCTTCCTTAATTTTAATGTGCATGGTGCCGACGGTAAGCATGCGTTCACAGTCCATGTTGTGATCCTTGATTTTCACAGGAGCTTCCTTGGCGGGAGAGTCTTCTGTGTACTCTGGCCAGTGATACGTTTCATATTCATCTTCCGTGTGAGGCACCCTTCCCTTGAACAATTTGTATCGGCCTGAGCGAATGAGGGCAACGTGTTCATTGATGGATGGGATAAGCTGCTT